GTGGTTGTTTGTGATTGACGTCTTGAGGTAAGGCCATGTAGGCGACCATGTAACGTAGACGGCCCATTGTGGCACGATCACCTTTAACGAAACCGAGCGGTTGATTGGTGCGTACGTCAATCCACGATGATGATACGAGGTCCAAATCAACGAGATTAAAGATAACAGCGTGATAATGCGGACGACCTCTTTCAGTTCCGTATTCTCCAATAGCGAAATACCGAATCCCCGGGTTTTTCTTTCGGAGACGTTTAATGAATAGCTGAAGATCCCTTTTAGAAAGTTCCTCATCTTCCGGTAAGTGTTCATCGTCGTAAGTCAGGGTAAGGAAGAACGCAGACGTAGATACTTCCATTTCATGTGAAAGGCGGAGTACCCAAGCGTTAATGGTTTTTTGAATACAGAACGCGCATTTGCCACAAGGCAACTGCATTTTGAGTTTTTCGGAGAACCACGGCGCATAGCATTTCATTAGTCGAAGAGATGTTTTTTAATTTCAGTCCATCCCATTGCGAGCAGATCCGGAAAGGATATTTGCATACGCGAGGCAGCAGCCGCCATTTGACGGAACAGGGGATGATCGGAAGAATAGATACCCTGTTTTGCGAGTTGATTGCGATAGGTCTTGAAGGTGTTGTCAAGTTTGACACCATCCATTTGAGTGTCGCGGAGATCCTGTAATTGATCCATGACGTGACCTTTGCGCTGTTCGTTGTAGAATAGCTCTTTCGATTTTAGAGCGACGAACTTTGATAGTTTTTGTTCAGACTCCGCTACCTGATCGAAATACTTTGACTGTGATTTAGCCTTTAACACTTTGAGAGCTTCAAGAGCCGTGCGCATATTAGTCAGCCCGGCAGCAGCTTTCATGTTTTCGATATTTTGGGTAGTAGCAGCATACTGAGCATCCATTGCACGAGCGTTAAGATACCGGTTCCCGAAGTCGGGTACATCCGGGCGTACAGCTTGGCGGCTTGGGACTTCCGCAGGAGCAATTGGGCCAGAAATCCCACCACTAGAAGCACCGGAACCGTAGATAAGGCGAGGGTTAAGGCCAGCGGATGCGAGTCGGGCCATCTGCTGCGAAGGAGTGTTATAAGCGTTTTGGTAGTCCCAGAGTTCTTTGTTGAGCGCCTGTTGTTGCTCCATTGCTTGTTTCTGGTACTTCGCTTGTTTCTTTGATTGGGCGATACCGCCGACGTAGTTGCCGACCGCCGATCCAACGGCGCCACCGGCCGCGATCCATCCCGAACTGTTGTCATCTGCCATAAGGGTTTAAGGGTTAATTTTTGCGAATTCTCGCATTTGTTTGAGATATGCTTCTTGACGAACCACATCTTTTTGGACTGCCACTTTGGTGTCAGTCCGCACAATATTGTCAAGTAGTATTGTGCGTTGGGGGAACAGCTCCAGCTGTGTCCCCCCTTTTAGGGCTTCCTTGACAGCGCCCATTAGAGTCTGATGCCACCACGGCTTTGCTTGATGACATCAGATTTTGCGCCGTATCGCTTTGCTCTACGGCGCTTTGAATACATTTTCATGTTTTTCATATGATTTTTTTTAGTTTGCACCAGTATAAAAAAAGTTTTGTGTGATTGCAAGCACTCACACTTAAAAATTTCCGGGCGGAGATAGTGTCACGTCCGGCTATACCGACCGTATCGCCCGTCAGTCATTTCGCAAGCTTCATTCCTTAGGGCTGCATGGTCGACAGCCGTAGCGACATTTACTCCTGAAATTTTTGGTTTAGTAATTGGCCGTTGCGAGTGCACGCCCATTAGCTTAGAGTTGAACTTAGAGATCAACTAGTTTTGTCTCCGACGGCCCCTCGCCGGGGGGGCAGATTTAGCCTATGTTACACAAGGATTGTAGAAGTAAGCACAGGCGGCCCGAAGCGGTTCCGCTCAGATAGCCGCCTGTTTCCCGATCGACCTAGATTAAAGCACAGGTTGTTTGTCGTCGGGTTTGTCTGGTTTGGGCTCCAGCTTTTCTTTTTCGAGTTGCTGACGTTGGTATTCAGCGATAATTTCTCCCTTCCATCTTTCGGCTGCGTCTTTGCGTTTAGCAATGATTTCTTCCTGACGAGCCTTTTTGAGTTCGAGCGCTATTTTATGAAGCTCATGCATTTCAGTAGGCAACGGTGAGCCTATACGCTCATCGTTTTCATTGAAGTGGTACTCATAGCGTGAATTGAGATCGATATCGGGAAGGGTACCCGCCAAGTGTCGTTTGAGTAACTCAGCAGGTTGTAGAGATTGGCCCGGGATTGTTTTTGAGATCCCGTAGTAAGTTGGTTTTAAGACTTTCGGCATTGTAGTAAGATTTTAAGTTAGAGATAGATTATAGATGTGGATCGCCATGATATGGCAGAGGCCGAACCATTTTCAGTTTGTTGGTCACTATGCAGTAAAGTGAGTCTGTGTCTTGCACTACGTTAAAGACACGTGGTGAGGGATCGCATTCTACGAAGCCTTTAGACAGCGTTGGTTCGGTTGCTCCGAACGAGCGACCCCAGTGCCAGAAGTCCAGAGAGTGACGGAATTCTCCGTGAACGGTTGAGGGAATATATTTCATTTCAGCATACCGCTGTTGGTAGCCCCATTCTTCATCGTCTTCAGCATCATCGAGAGACCACCAGATTTCAGATTTCTTGATGGCTTGCTCTCCGAGATGAGCGAAGGATGGCCACGGCCAGTCGAGTTTGTCGAACCGTTGAGTCCACATACGACCGATGCCATTCTGATAAGCAGTTTTAGGCCTGAGGAAGATAACCTGTAGAACATAGCAATGTTCTTCGAAGAAGGTAGACCACCCGGAGACTTTACCGGCAGCGACTCCATGTCCTGCCATGTTACCCTGAGGCGTAGTAGAAGTACCATCGATAGTTTCGGAGGTCTGCAAGACCTCAGAGATATGAACAGGGATTTTGCCACCACCGAGGAATTCAGGACGTTGCAGACGAGCGTCGGAAGAGGTGACACCGAACATAGATTTTATTTGTTCGATATAACGTGCACCACCGCGAGCCATTTTTTCGAGGAACTCCTGCAACCTACTAGCTACACGCAGATCGTTAATTGAGAAGCCACCGGTGTCAAAGAGAACTTCATCGATATTTTCCATGCGTAATTGTTGACCGCCCGCATCTTCGATGAACAGACCGCCGTCGTTAGCGATAGATATAGCGCCACGAGAGAGGCCAGAAGCTGCACCGGCAGTAGTAGGAGGGTTACGAACGATGTTAGACGTATCGCGATAGGTGACGTCACCTGCACCAGTTAACGGAGCTTCGACCGGTTGACCACGTTGGGCAAAAGGTAGCGCTGACGTAAAGTAATCTTTCTCCCAGCACACGCGAGGCATTTCGAATAAATCGAACGTCTGACCGAGGACGGGAGTAGTGAAAGCATTATACACAGCAGTAGTAATGTTGCCGGTAGCGCTGAAGATTCCGGGATATTTTTGTACAACATTGGGGTGTAAGTTTTGGTCTCTGAAATATTCATTCCACACACGCCAAAAGGCGATGAAGGGCATGATGTTAAGTTTGACTTGCGTCATGCCGGAGAGACCGTCGCGGGCTTGGATACCAAGGAAGTCAGCTAAGCACCCATCTTCGAGGATCTTATTCCCACCGATAACCGACGACGTTGAGTTTGTGTCAGGTGTAACCATGACGTAGGGAATCTCGACGGTATTGCCAAGAGCATCTTTTCCGTCGCCAGCTTCACCGCCGGTTATAAAGACTTCCCACATTTCGGGTTTCATACACAGACGTATAGGCACTTTGAAGCCATAGGAGCACACGTCTACCATATGCATAATAGGTGCGAGCGGTGCCATAAGCCTAACCAACGCCGAGACGTCGTAGGAGGCTTTGTCACCGGGGAGCGTTTCATGACAGAGTATCGGTGTAAGGAACCCGGGGCGCATTGAGAACTTGCGCGCATGAGTCAAGTCGAAGAGCGATTTTTGCGGTTTACGACCTGTGATAGTTTGAAAGATATTCATCGATGTTTTCGATTGAGTTTATTTAACAATTTTTCATGATCCCACGCAGTAGGGGGTGGGGTAGGTTTATCCAAGGTAGCGTTAAGCTTTTTCCACTGGACGAGTTTTTTAGCGAAGATGCTTTCGAAGATCTTATCTCGATAGTAACGAGGCATAGCATTCGGGGTGTTACTAACCATTACTTGGGTCCCAAGTTTTCATGTGATGTTGTTTCATTTTTTGGACGTAGTTAATACCGATACCTGGACGACGAGACATAACCCTAAAGGGTGGTTGTTTGTGATTGACGTCTTGAGGTAAGGCCATGTAGGCGACCATGTAACGTAGACGGCCCATTGTGGCACGATCAC